TCTGGGGCTCAAAACGGATCAACAGGTGGAACGGGAGTATGTGGACAAGGAAATCCAGGAGGAACTGGTGGTCCAGGACCTTCTAATGGAGGTGGTGCAGGAGGCGGTGGTGCAGCAGTTGCGGGATCAAATTATAATACAGGAGGAACAGGTGGTGGTCCTGGTGGAGATGGATCAGATTTATCACCTATTTATGGAACAGGTTTTGGAGCAGATTGTGGATATTTTGCAGGTGGCGGTGGAGGTGCACAGCCAGCAGGGCCAGCGCCTATTACAGGTGGATTAGGTGGATTAGGTGGTGGTGGAGATGGTGGAAATTTACCAGCTACTCCAGGAAGCGGAGGAACAGCAAACACTGGTGGTGGAGGTGGAGCAAGACAATCTGGCGGTTCAGGTATTGTACTTGTAAAAGTTCCTTCAGCAGTTGCAGGAAGTTTAACTGTAGCACCAGGAACTAATACACTAACAACACAACCTTGTGGCGCACAAATAGCTAAATTTACAGTTTCTGGAACTTTAGACGTTGACTCACATTAAAGCTAAACCTTGACAATTTTGTTCTAATAAATATAAATTCTATTTATATAAAGCTATGAATCTACAGAATTATTATTGGTTTTTTAAATCAGCGTTAACTCCACGATTTTGTGATGAATTGATTAAGTATGGAAATCAACAACAAGAACAAATTGCTTTAACGGGTGGACAAACAAAAAAATTAGAAGAGCTTAATAAAAAGAAAAAAGTTGTTAAGAAGAAAAAGAAAATAAAAAGAACTTCTGCAAATGCTCATCTAACGGATGAAGAAATTGAAGCAATGGATCCAGCTAAGAAATTAGATGATAAAGATTTAAATGATTTAAAACAAAAAAGAGATTCAAATATTGTTTGGGTTAATGATAGATGGGTCTATAAAGAAATACAACCTTATGTACACCAAGCAAACGCTAGTGCAGGTTGGAATTTTAATTGGGATTTTTCTGAGTCTTGTCAATTTACAAAATATAAACTCAATCAGTTTTATGATTGGCATTGTGATAGTTGGGAACAACCTTATAACAATCCAGACAATCCAAACACTCATGGTAAGATTAGAAAATTATCAGTGACGTGTTGTTTATCAGATGAAAAAGATTACAAAGGCGGTGAACTCGAATTTCAATTCAGAAATCAAGATGATCCAACATTAACACGAACGTGTACTGAAATATTACCTCGTGGCTCTATCGTGGTATTTCCTTCATTTGTGTGGCATAGAGTAAAACCTGTAACGAAAGGAACAAGATATTCTTTAGTGATTTGGAACTTAGGATATCCGTTTAGATAATATGGCAAAAACAGATCAATTACAAACATCATTTTATTTTCAAACACCAATTTATCATATTGAAATACCTGAATGGGTAGATCACGTGGATAAGGTTTGTGATAAGTATATTAAACAAGCAAGAAAAAATAATCAAAAAGCAATTAAAGATAGGGAAAAGTCTTGGAAGAAAAAAGGTTTAGGTGACATTGGTATGTCTCATCACTCAACTTCTTTAATCAATGATCCGGGTTTAAAAGAGTTTCAAGAATATATTGGAGCAACTAGTTGGAATGTTTTAGATCATATGGGTTATGATATGTCTGGCTATGAATTATTTTGGACAGAATTTTGGGTGCAACATTTTGCAGATAAAGGTGGTGGACACCATGAAGGTCATATTCATTATGATAACCATATATCAGGTTTTTATTTTTTAAGATGTTCAGAAAAAACATCTATGCCAGTTTTTCACGATCCAAGACAAGCTAAATTGATGAATGATTTACCACAAAAGAAGGCAGAAGATGTAACACCCACTTCACCTTTAATTCATTATAAACCAAAACCAGGAACACTAATTTTTATTCCAGCGTATTTAGAACATCAATATACCGTAGATCCTGGAGTAGAAGATTTTAGATTTGTGCATTTTAATCTACAAGCGGTAAGAAGAATGATTACAGATACCATTAGAAAACAAGCGAAGGAGGAAAAATAATGAGTTTTAAAAAGAATGGTTATACCATTATTAAAAAAGCAATCGATCCAAAGATTGCAGATTTTGTTTACAAGTATTTTTTATTAAAAAGACAAGTTGCAAGAACTATGTTTGATACCAAATACATTTCACCTTTTACAGAATACTGGGGTGTATGGAATGACCAACAAGTTCCTGAAACATATTCACATTATGGTGATGTCGCAATGGACACATTACTTACAGAAGTTAAACCTGTTATGGAAAAAGAAACAGGATTAAAATTAATTGAAACATACGCATACGCTAGAATTTATAAAAAAGGCGATGTTCTACATCGACACAAAGATAGATTTAGTTGTGAAATATCTACAACGATGAATTTAGGTGGAGATGACTGGCCTATTTTTATTGCAACAAAAGAGTCAGATGGCTCTACCGCAAAAGATGGATCTTATAAACCATCAAAAGCAAAAGGTATTAAAGTCACATTAAATCCAGGGGATATGTTAGTTTATAGAGGTAATATATTAGAACACTGGAGAGAAGCTTTTAAAGGCAAAGATTGCGGACAAGTTTTTCTACACTATAATAACAAAGCAACCAAAGGCTCAGAAGATAATAAGTTTGATAGAAGGCCGCATCTAGGACTTCCATCCTGGTTTAAAAAGTGATATAGTTTCGACATGCTAAGGTAAGCCTCACCACCACACCACAGGTTTGCCTTGGCGCCAAATTGGTATGGAGAAATATGTTACAAAAAATACAATTTTTACCTGGGTTCAATAAACAAGTCACAGCTACAGGTGCTGAAGGCCAGTGGATTGATGGTGACAATGTTAGATTTAGATACAACACACCAGAAAAGATCGGTGGTTGGGCTCAACTTGGAGAAAGTAAACTTACAGGAGCATCAAGAAAAACACATCACATTATTAATAAATCCGGAAGTAAATTTGCTATTCTAGGCACAAACAGAATTTTATATGCATATAATGGTGGTATCTTTTATGATATTCATCCGATTAAATCGACAAACACTTTAACCAACGCTTTTACAACAACAAACGGATCAACTTCTGTTACTATTACATTTTCTTCACCTCACAATATTAGTGCTAAAGACATTATTTTATTAGATAATTTTTCTACCATCACCGATTCTAACTATAGTGCATCTGATTTTGATGATAAAAAATTTATGGTCACTTCTGTGCCAACAACAACCACTTTAACCATTACCATGCCAAGTGCAGAAACCGGTTCAGGTGCAACCGCATCGGGTGGCATTCGTGTCAGACATTATTATCCTGTGGGTCCAGCAGAACAAACTCCTGCTTTAGGCTGGGGGCTAGGAACTTGGGGTGGTGAAGTTATTGGTAATGCATCAACAACATTAGCAAATGGAATTAACGATACACAAACCACAGCTATTCAATTAACCGATACTGCACAATTTCCAACATCAGGTACCAATTTTATAAAAATTGGATCAGAAGAAATATCTTATACAGGAATTACTTCAAACGTTTTAACCGGTGTAACAAGAGGTGTTAGAAACACAACAGCAGCAGCTCATAACGCAAGTGATACAGTTGAAAATACCTCTGACTTTGTTGCATGGGGTGAGGCAGCAAGCGGTGATCAAGTTAATGATCCAGGACTCTGGTCTATTGATAACTTTGGAGATAAAATTATTGCACTGATTCATAACGGAGAAGTATTTGAATGGGATTCAAATGCAGACAATGCAGTTACACAAAGAGCAACCATTATATCAGGAGCGCCAACAGCATCAAGAGATATGTTAGTATCTACACCAGATCGACACTTAGTATTCTTTGGAACCGAAACAACGATTGGTGATAAGACAACACAAGATGAAATGTTTATTAGATTTTCAGATCAAGAAGATATAAATAATTACACACCTACAGCTGTAAATACAGCAGGAACACAAAGACTTTCAGACGGATCAAGAATTGTTGGAGCGGTAAGAGGTCGTGATGCAATTTACGTGTGGACAGATACTGCGCTATTTACACAAAGATTTGTTGGACCACCATTTACTTTTGGTTTCGCACAAGTTGGAACGAACTGTGGTTTAATTGGACAAAACGCTGCGCTTGAAGTGGATGGTGCTGCTTACTGGATGTCTGAGAACGGTTTTTTTAAATACTCAGGTAATTTAGAAACCATGCAGTGTTTAGTTGAAGACTTTGTATATGACAATTTAAACACCACAGCAACACAACTTATTAACGTTGGACTTAATAATTTGTTTGGGGAGATCACTTGGTTCTATTGCACTTCAACATCAACTATTGTGAATCGAATGGTAACTTATAATTATCTAGACTCAACACCGCAAAGACCCGTTTGGACAACAGGAACACTTGCAAGAACAACTTGGGTTGATTCTTCTGTGTTTGGTTTACCTCATGCAACTGAATATAGTGTATCGACTAACACTTCTTTTGATGTTGTTGGAAACACAGATGGCTCAACGGTTTATTATGAACATGAAAAAGGAACTGATGATGTAACAAGCACAGCAACTACTGCAATTGCTGCAAATATACAATCAGGAGATTACGATATTAATGGTGAAAGTTTAGGTGGTGATGGAGAAGTGATTATGAAAATTAGAAGATTTGTTCCTGATTTTATTTCACAAACAGGTAATTCTCAAGTCACTTTAAATTTAAGAAACTATTCTAATAACTCACAGGCAAGTTCACCTTTAGGTCCGTTTACAATTTCATCAAGCACATCAAAAGTTGATACGCGTGCACGAGCAAGAGCGATATCTTTAAAAATAGAAAATACGAGCACAGGTCAAGATTGGAAATTAGGAACTTTTAGAATTGACATACAACCGGATGGGAGAAGGTAATGGCAAAAATTACTTTAGTATTTACAAGACCAGGAAGAGAATACAGGCAGCAAGATGCCGATGCTTTAATTCGAGACCTTGACGGATTGATAGAAAAGCTTAATTCTACATTTCAACAAGATTTAACAGAAGAAACACAAAGATTTACTTGGTTTTTAAGTAACAGTGAAAAGAACTAATGGCAAATAGATATAAAAACGCAAATTTTGATTTAACAACAACAAATGTCACGGATGTTTATACTTGTCCGTCTAACTCAAGAGCGATTATACAAAATATACATGTTGCAAATGTTGGATCTGGAAACACAGAAATAAAAGCTTTTATACATGATAACTCTGCATCAAGAGCTTTTCAGTTTGCAGAACATACGGTTAATGCAGGTGACTCTAAATCTGTATCAGATGGCACTGTTATATTAGAGGAAAATGATAAGCTACAGTTACAAGCGGGATCAGCTGATATATTTGAAGGCACCGTCTCTATACTAGAATTTGATAGAACATAATATGCAAGTAATAAAACCAGATAAAATAATAGAAAAAATTACTAATATTAAGACTGGCGAAGAGTATAAGGACGATCAGGATTGGAAATCAAAGGGTATTTCACCTGATGATATCAGAAAAGATGTAACCTTAGTCATGCCGAGTCTTGATTTATTTAGTAAAACAAAGTAGATTAGAACATTCAGGATTGAAACGCCTGCCTAATTGTATACAATACCCAATATGACTATTGCAAGAGGACAAATGAAAAGACAATTATACCAAGATGGAACAATGCCAGAGGGAGGTTTACCTTCTTTAGAAGATATTATGGAAGGTAAAATATCACCTGCTGAACTTGCGTTAATTAAAGAAACGTTAGAAGATGCAGAATTTATGCAAGAGGGTTACAACTTAGAAGATGAAATGTCTGATGAAGACACTGAAGTTATGGAAAATTTAAGATTAAAACAAATGGCACCTGAATACCAATACAACGAAAAAAATCCTTACACAGGTCCAAGACCTATGAGAATGGGTGGTGGTCTTATGGATACTAGACAAGCGTATGGTTTTGGAAGTTTTGTTAAATCAATTACAAAACCAATTAAAAAAGTTGTAAGTAAAGTAGGTGATGTTGCTGGAGATATTTTAGATAAAGAAAATTTAGATAAGATTGCACAAGTTGCATCTTTTATTCCAGGACCTCATCAACCTTTTGCTCAAGCATATACGGCAGGAAGAGGAGCAGGAATTGGTGGAAGTGATTTTGGAGGATTTCAAATAGGTGGATTTACTCCTAGCGGAGGAACGTTTGGAACTACTTCAACAAGCGGTCCGTCTTTAAGTGGTTTTAGTTTTGCACCTATGGAAGGTCCGCTACCTACAGGTCAAAGTGAAGGTGGAGGAATACTTGGCGGTATAGACCCTAGAATACTTGAAGCTGGAATGAAAATAGGAACTAATGTTTTACAAAAAAAATTACAAGAAAAACAACAAGAGAAAAAAGTTGACGACGCTTATGACTATTTAAAAGGTAGTTTTGGAACTGCAAATATAACTGACAAACAGGCACGAGCAATAAAATTATTTGGTGGTGCAGCCGTGTCAGCAGCGCTAGCTAAATTAGCTTATGAATCTCAACAACAACAATTAGAAGATTTTAAAAAAGACAGAGAAGCTTTTGAACGAAGAAGAGAAGCTAAAAGAGCAGAATACGCTCAAGCTAGACGACCAGAGGTTACAGGTGCACCAACTGGCCCAGCAGATGTTGTAAAAAGACCAGGTCAAGCTATGGGTGGTATCATGGACGTGCCATTAAGAACTAACCCACAAGGCGTTACAGAAATGGATTTTAGAAAAACAGGTGGTTTTGTTCCACCCGTTGGTATAAAAGAAAAAGCAGATGACATTCCAGCGATGTTATCTAATAATGAGTTTGTATTTACAGCAGACGCGGTTCGAGCAGCGGGCGGCGGGAGCGTAAATAAAGGAGCGGAAAGAATGTATTCACTAATGAAACAATTAGAAGGACAAGTATAATGGCAGTTACAACTCCAGCAGGTTTACCCGCAGCGTTTTTAGAACCGTTTGCAGAAAAAGTAACTGATATTCTAGCGCAACAAATAGCGCCGATTGAAACAGGATTAGATATTTCAGCTATTACTCCAAAGGTTGCTGCAGTCAGTCCTCTTGTTCAACAAGCACAACAAAGAGCCGTGACTCAAGCAGGTTTAGGACAGTTACAATTTGATCCAACAACTGGTGAAATCACAGGCGTTGGAGCAGGTACAGGTGTTGCAGCGTTTGAACCCTTTGTACAAGAAGCTCAGAGACTAGCTGCTCCACAACAATACCAAGCATTTATGTCACCTTTTCAAACTGAAGTATTAGACGCGACTCAAGCACTATTAGACGAGCAGCGAGCAGCAGGAAGAGCGGGGCGAGCAGCAGAGGCTATCACTGCAGGAGCATTTGGTGGTGGAAGAGAAGGTGTAAGAAGAGCTGAGTATGAGAGACAAAGAGATATTTATGATGCAGGTATTTTAGCAAATTTAAGAGAACAAGGTTTACAAAGAGCACAAACGTTACAACAACAAGCTTTAGCTAATCAACTTGGAATTGGACAAGCGCAACAACAGCTAGATGTAAGCGCGACTTCGAGACTCGGTCAAGCTGGAACTGGGGCACAAGCTTATTCTCAATCTGTGCTTGATGCAATAAGACAAGGAAATGTTTTAGCTGAAGAATTTCCATTTCAACAATTAGGCAGAGCAACTAATATCTTTAGTCCGTTTTTAACTGGACAAGCTGCTTTACAACAGCCGGGGACACCTCTTGGAACAAGTCCAGGTTTAGCAGCTGCACAAGCATTTGGTGGAACCTTTGGACCTATTTTACAATCTATGGGAAGAACTCAGCTTCAACCACAACAACAACAACCTACGGGTGGACAGTTCGGTATTGCAAGCCTATACGGAGGTATTTAATATGCCTAACATTCTTAAAAGACCTATGTTTAGTAGAGGAGGAGCATCACAAGGCACAGGTGTAACTTCTGGTTTAGGAAGACAAAATTTTGAAGAAAAAGGCTCAGCGCAAACTACACCTAATCCCGCGCTTGATAATAAAAAAGCGATGATTGATTATGTGTCTCAATTAAAAAGACAAGCACAACCTACTACAACACAAAGAATAGGTGATTTCTTAACTGCTTTTGGTGCTAGCGCAGATCCAACGCGTGTTCAAACAGTTGCAGAAGCCTTAGGAGGAGCTGCAAGAGGTTATACTGCACTATCACAAAAAAGAGATGAAAGAGCAGATAAGTATGGTGCAGTTTTAGATTCACAGTTATTAAAAATGTTTGGTAGCGATGCAAAAGTAACCGCTGCAATGACCAATGCAAAAGAATTTGCAAGAGTTAATTTTAAAAAATTTCCAGGAAAAACTGATAAAGAAAAATACAATGCAGCATACACATCAAAGTTTAATGAATTATTAAGTAAAGAAAGAGCTCAGACTTCAACGATTGAATTAATTAGAGAAAGAGATAATCAAATTAAAAAAACAGAAATTTTTCCATCTGATTTTAATACACGTCCAATCGCTGAAACTCAAATTTTAATTGAACAAGGAAAAGTTAAAGGTGTTCCTACTTATGCGGGTGTCATGAGAATCGATGATGTTATTATAGAAGGTGATGGAAAAGTTGCAACACCTAACACAAAAAAACCAGGATATCCAGGTAATTTTAGAAGATATAGAACAAATGAATTTTACATTGCAAACGATGGTAGTGTATATCAATATCAAGGATCAAAAGGCAAAGGTACATTCAAAAGAGTGTACCCATAGGAGTACACATGGCAGAAGAAGTTTATATAGACGAGTTTGATCTTACTCCTAGTGAAGAAGAATTAAAAGCTAGAGAAGAACAACAAAAAATTAAAAAACAAGAGCTTGAAGCAGAAAAAGAATTAAAACCTGTTATTGAAGTACCAGGATTAGGACTTCCGCCAAAAGAACGTACAACAGGTGAGGTTGTAAAAGATTTTTTATTTGGACCTAAAGGTGTAGAGCTTTCAGGACCTGGAAAAGCTCCAAAACTGTTTAGAAGAATTACAGAAAGATTAGAAGGAGTTTCTGAAGATCAATTAGAAGAAATAGGTGAAACAGATGTGTTTACTGATTTTGCTGCCGGGATTATCGACGGTACAATAAAAATACCTTATGGTTTCGTTAGTCTTACAGCTGAGATTGCAGATGCATTTAGAGAGGATGACGTGCCTGTTGATCAAGGTTATGTTGCTCAGTTAGAAAAATATTTTAGTAATAGTGTTTTAGGAAAAATTCAACAAGGCGCTGAGGACGTAGTTAAAGAAACTGCAGTCGGTAAATTAACTTCTGCATTTACACAACTTTATGCTCTTGGAAGAGCAGGAGCGAGTGTTGCTGTTAACGCGTCTACAAAAGCAAAACAAATTTATAACAAATATGCAGCCGCAGCAAAAGCAAACAAAGTTGTAAAAGCAAGACCTGATGCAGTTAAGGCAGGATTAAAAGCAAGGGATTTAAACACATTAACAGGGAAACAGAATTTTGCAGCAGTAACGCTTGGTGGTGCTGGCGGAGCTTCACTTGTTGCAGATGTTGAGGACATTGGAACTTTTGGTGATTTTTTAGGAGGACCCTCTGCATTAGATCGTGAACAAAGAGAACTTGCAACTGATGATGCTGTAAGAAGATTATACAATAGATTTAAGTTTGGTGCTGAAGGTGCTGCTGTTTCTGTGCCGATTGCATATGGTATAAACACAATTGCTAAACGAGTATCAAAAGCAGGAAAAGATTTAAAGTTTAGTGATGATAACATTGATCAATGGATATCTAAATACATTGTAGAACCTTTTGTTCCAGCAGGAAGAAAAAGTCAGTTCTTATTCGAAGGTATGAAAAGAGTTGAGGGAGAATTAGCTGGCGGTCAGGTTGTAGCAAGAGACTTAATTTTAGATATAGATAAAACACTTTACAATATTGCTAAAGAATCTGGTATCAAAACAAGTAATCCTGCATGGAAAAGATTAATAGGTCGTCTTGATGAATTACTTACATCCACTGACGATGTAATTGAAGGTGAAAAAATTGTATTTAAAGGTTTTGATAACAAAAAATTAAAAGAATTTGAAAAATTTACAAAAGAAATTGGATTATCTACAAATGCTAGAAATAATTTAATATCTAACATGTTTAAGGTCAGAAATCAATTTAATGTTTTTAAAAATACATTTGTAAAAGAGTCTGGTGGAAATCTAAATATTGCTAACAAAGAATTTATGGAG